TAGATTTTCAGGTAGATCGACGGATTACATATCTCCGTCGTTTGGTTATGGCTGCTTGTATAACTGTTCATACTGTTATATGAAGCGCCATAAACCTGATGGTCTATCAGTTGCTAAAAACACAGGCGACATACTTACTGAAATAAACAATCACGCTTATTTCACGCCAGTACCAAAGCCTAACCAGACACACCCTGTTTTTACTACATACGACATTAGTTGTAATGAGGACTTTGCATTACATGCTAAGTATCATGATTGGGAAAGAATCTTTGAATTCTTTAGAGATCATCCTGTTGCAATGGGTAGTTTTGCTACTAAGTATGTAAATCCTAATCTTATACAGTTTAACCCAGAAGGTAAAATACGTATTAGATTTAGTCTTATGCCGCAAAGCAGATCAGACATTCACGAGCCAGGCACATCTAAAATCATAGATAGAATCAAAGCTATCAATGCATTTATAGACGCAGGCTATGATGTCCATGTAAATTTTAGTCCAGTCATTATATATGATAATTGGCTAGACGAGTACAAAGATCTATTTGGCATGCTTAATGACTATGTGGATTACAAAAAGCAGGTGCTAGCAGAGGTTATATTCTTAACACACAACGAGAATAAACACAAAGCTAATTTAAATAAGCATCCTCACACAGAGGACGACTTATGGAAACCGAGCATACAAGAGCCTAAAATCTCTCAGTATGGAGGTAGAAACATCAGGTATAATAGACACCTTAAAGCTGCATATATGCGAGCTTTTAGAACTATGCATGATGAGATAATACCTTGGAACACAATAAGATACATGTTCTAAACATTGTATTTTAATTTAAAATTTAGTAAATTAGTAACCCAAATAAACAATTAAACTATGATTACACTAAACGTAATTGATGATGTGATCTCAGGATCATATGGAGATAAAAACTTCTCCGTGACATACAGCAAAGAGCTGTATTCAGAAATGACAACGCTAAAAAATGCTGCAGATGATGCAGTAAGTATGGCAGAGTATCAAGATATTTTACAGCACTTTGGCGAGATTGCTGTAGAGGATTACACTAAAACAATTGAGACAGAGTGTGAACACATTCACGTGAACAAAGCTACTGGCCAGTTCTTTCTTAAGAGTAACGGTGTAGTATCTAGTTACCCTATGCCTCAAGCATTAGTGGATAGAATATTTGAATCTATCGACAAAGGTTTGTCTTTCTTACCGCTTGTTAAGATGTGGACTAGATGGCTGCGTAACCCTATACTTAGAAAGAAAGGTGTAGACGCTGACTTTTCAGAACGCTTCTTTAACTTTGTAAATCTAAAGTATGTTCACCCTAAGCTAAAAGAGGAGCTCATGGAAGAGCACGGTCTTAGTGAAGAGGTTGCAGATCGTAGAGCTACTATGTATCAAATGAAGATTACTAGCGAGGGCTTACTTAATGGCTACAAAGTATCTAATGAGATTATGCACAAGTTTGACAAAGAGACTGGCGAAAAAGTTGACCGGTACAAGCGTACATTCAATCCTGATACAGGTGAGATAGAGGGCGATGGCCTTCCTGAGCACGTAGAGGACCGCTTATTTGAACCTGCAGTTATGGGTTCAAGTGGAGACGCGTTCTATTGCGAAGGTGTAAACGGCTATGGCTCTCCTCAGCATTTTATTAAAGTTGGTTGTAGACACAGATTGCCAGATTGGTCTCATGTAGATACAAACGATAATCGCTCTTGTGTTAAAGGTTTACACTTAGGTGGTCTTAAGTATATCGCATGCTACAGCGGCGAGATACATAACATCTTTGTAGATCCTATGCACATTGGTGCTGTGCCTGACGACAATACAGGTGCTATTAGATGCTTAGAGTATTTTGTACACTCTTCTCTTGCAGGTGTTAACGGTTCTATCTATCATAGTTCTACTTATGCAGCTATGACTGATGAGCAGTGGGCAGACATGCGAATTGAAGCAGTGACGGAGTATTCAGAGTGTAAAGAGTCTTGCGACAAGAATGTTGCAGAGCTTAACGCTATATAATAATTGGGGGCCTAGTGCCCCCATAATTTTTCTAATATGAAAATAGCACTAATAGATGCAGATAGTCTTCTGTACTACGAAATGGGTAAAGATACCCTAGAAGAGGCAATGCAAGGGATAAACAACAGAATAACTACTATACTTGACACAACAGGTGCTGATGCATATTTTGGATTTTTAACAGATGGAAAATGTTTTAGATATAAGATAGCCAGAACAAGGCCGTACAAATACAATAGAAAGCTTAGCACAAAACCTCCAATATTCTATGCTTTAAAAGAATATGTAAAGCAAAGATGGGGATTTAAAGGCGTTTTAGGCTTAGAAGCTGACGATTGTGTTAGTATTTACTCTGCAATAGTGGGCAGCACAAAAGGACAATCTTGTGTTGTCTGCAGTCCTGATAAGGATGTGCTAAAACAAGTTGCTGGTACACATTTAAACTATCAAAAAATGGAGTTTGTAAACACTTCTAAAGAAGATGCTAACAAATTTCTATGGATGCAAACGCTTATGGGCGACTCTACAGATGGTATACCCGGTATACCAGGCCTAGGAGCTAAGACAGCAGAGAAAATAATTAATGGAAATGATGGAAATACTACTTATGAACAAGATGTTTTAAAAATTTATATAGAAAAGTTTGGCCAGTACGAAGGAATTTGTAAATTTACAGAGACGTTCAAACTTGTTTACCTACTCAGATCTGAAGAGGAAGCACTATATAACATACGGAGACCTTTAGAACCAATAGAATTCAATAATTATCTTAATTCTTAAGTTTTAAAGCATGGATACAACTAAACGTAAAACAAACATTAAAATACTCTCCCCCCTGGAATTTAATGTCAATGGATATGAAAGTCTTATCACTGATGTAGAGTTCGGTGATAAGATCATGTCTATTGACCTTCCAGACGGGAGAAATTTTAGTGTAGGACAAACAGTTCTACTAAATAAAACTCCTTACAAAGTAAATATGATTGAGAAGAAGCAAACATCAGAGTATGTTTGTAGAGTTGCTAATAGGACTAAATCTTCTTTACTTCTTATGCCTATGTTTAATGGAGATAGACGTTTATACATGTACAGTAAGCTTCTTCTAAACTGTTTTATGGGAGAGAACTTAGACACACTTGTATTAGTCTATAGATTTAGTGGAGAATCTACCTTTTTAAGATTTGAAAGCGCTTTGAAATCGTTTAAAAATTTTATAAAGTCAGAAGATCCTAACGAATATTGTGTAAAATTTGAATTTAATATACCAAACAGACTACTCAAAAACTTTGATCATTTTATTAATGGTAAATACTCTAAATTTGATGCAGAATATAAAGAGCAAATTTTAAAATTTCATGATTTTGATATTCACAGCCAAGTGGCTGAGATACTATTTAAAGCAGAATCTAGAAGAACCGCATTAGAGAAAAAACTAGATGTCAAATTACCTGCAGACGCAGAACTACTGAGCAAAATAAATATTGATAAAGAAATTTTTAATGTTGAAGATTATTTTTAAGGGCGGGCCTTTGGCCCCCCTTTTTCTCTTCCTTACTCTACAGGCTTAGAAAAGATTGCTATATACACTAACGGTGCGTATATATGCAACTCCCAACATGGATGAGCCTCTGTAGGTTCAAACGTTCTAATCCCAAACAATATTCCTGTGTATAATCCTATTTCCATATTATCTTTGTCTTGTTTTATCTGATTCTCTAACTTCTAATACATTAAATACTGCATCTAAACCTGGTACAAATTTAGGAGTATAGTGTAGAGGACCTGTTTTATCTTTTTTATCGTTTTCTCCAAATGCAACATCTCTAATTTCATCTGCAGTATTACTTGCTAATTTTACTATGTTAGAGCCTAAAGATATTAACGGAATACCAGTACTTCTAGAATCCATGAATTCTCTAGGATCTACAAATACAGCTGTCTCTCTATACGCTCTATTTACAACTTTGTACAATTGTCTACCAGCCCAAGATTGTCGTATATCTACTTTACCATCGTCATCCCAGTCACCGCCCATAAGCATTAGAAGCATTGCAAGCATTGATACTCCACGGAATTCCATTAAAAATGCTCTAATGTTACCACGTTTCATATCTAAAAACTCTTGATACATCTTTTCTTTCTCAACCGGATCTTTAAATCTTTCTGCAAACTCTGGGTTAGTAATATTTTGTGATACAAATTGCTCAAATGCAGCTTTAGCTTTCTTTTCATTTACTTTATAGGCATTAGTCATTCCAAATGTCATAACATCTAATCCTACTTTCACAAGATCTTGCCCGTATGCGCCTATAAGCTGTGCAATACCTACTTCAGCATTTATAAGCTGTTCTAGAGTTATATCTCCTCCTAAATTACCAATACTTGTGGTCCAAGTACCTTGATCAAAGTTCTTAAGAATATGGTCATAGCGAGCTCTACCAAATCTCTCCATAGCTACACCAGGTAACCAAGACTTATAATGCATTAGCAGTCTAAGGAATAATGTATTGTTATATAAAGCTCTATCTTCATCAGACATAGACCCTTTAACCTTATCACTCATACGTCTAGCAACCTGTCTAAAGTCTATTTCACCAGAATCTTGCATGTTGCCTATTTTGACTTTATATCTATTTCTAGCAGATTTAGATACGTTAGCTATTGTAGAGGACCATTTAGGATCTTCTTCTATCTCCATAAGGTCTACAATATTCTTAGAGCCTTCAGGTAGTCTAGATAACAATGTTGGATTTCCTTCAGAGTCTAAACCATAATTAAGAGCTAGTGCATATACGCCAATAGCATCAATACCTCTATCAGCTGTACCAAGCATAGCAAACCATTTATCGTTTGTTATATGTTTAGTAATAAATCTGGCAGAGAGTCTATCTGCTCTATCATTTGCTATGTCAAATTGATAAATATCAAAATGCTCTGCAAGAGCCCGCATTTTAGGATCAGCAGTCATAAGAGCTTTCTGCGCTTTTGCTAAGTTATCTGCTGTTATGTATACTCCTTTAGATGCTTGCT